TCTGCCTGGGATGTGGAGCCAATCAAAAAGTCTGGCCGTGAAGTCTTTTACGACTTACGTGAACTGGTGGCCTATCGGCATGAGAATCCAGACGATGAAGATGGTGAGTTAAACCTAACTGAAGAACGCGCAAAGCTTACTAAAGAGCAAAGAATCAAAACAAACCTTGAGCGTAAACAGCTTGAAGGGAAATTAATGGATGTTGATTTCGTTGTGTTGAATTACACGAAAATGGCTACCGCCCTTCGACAGAAATTATTATCAACCCCCACCAAATTAGCCAAGGACTTAACAAATATAAGTAAGCCAGCCGAAGTGCAGCAGATACTTAAAGACCACATACAAGAAGTATTGACAGAAATATCAAGTGAGCAATTTTCAGCAGATATCGGAATTGATGTCGACCGCACGCTTGCGAAGCTTGAAGCAATGCAAGCCACCTCCTGATTTAACTGTCAGTGAGTGGGCTGATGAATATCGTCGTTTATCGAGTGAATCATCATCAGAACCCGGTCGATGGAAAACAAGCCGGGCCCCATACCAAAAAGGAATCTTAGATGCGATAAGTGATCCGGCAGTTCACACTGTTGTGGTTATGTCATCTGCTCAGGTGGGTAAGACTGAGATTATATTAAACGCCATCGGTTATTACAGCGAACAGGACCCATCGCCGATATTAATGATACAGCCAACGCTTGAAATGGCTGAAACATTCAGTAAAGACAGATTGGCGCCGATGGTCCGAGACACTCCGGCGTTAAAAGATATCTATCCAGACGCTAAAACCCGGGGTGGTGGTAACACCATGCTTCACAAGAAGTTCACCGGTGGACACATCACCATGGCTGGTGCAAACAGCCCCGCATCACTGGCATCACGGCCGGTTCGGATTGTGCTTTTTGATGAGGTTGATCGCTATCCGGTGTCGGCCGGTACCGAGGGTGACCCGGTCGCACTTGGTACAAAACGGACAACCACCTTCTGGAACCGAAAACGCATCATAACCAGCACCCCGACTGATGAAGGTCATAGCCGGGTATCACTAGCATATGAAGAAAGTGATCAGTGCCGGTTCCATGTTGACTGCCCACACTGTGGTGAACCGCATCACTTAGAGTTTAAAAACCTGCAGTGGTCCAAAGACGATGAAGGCAATCACCTGGATGATGTCCACATGGTCTGTCCGGAATGCTCATGTGTTATTGAAGAAAAACATAAAAAGATCATGTTGGCTGTCGGTGAATGGGTGGCCGGTGCCGACTTTAACGGCACGGCAGGATTCCACCTTAACGAATTATACAGCCCATGGAAGTCATGGCTTGAAGTCAGGAACGACTTCTTAACAGCTCGCAAATCACCTGAAACGCTTAAAACCTTTGTGAACACATCACTTGGTGAAGTTTGGCGGGAAGATGAAGAAACGGTTGATTGGCAGGATATAGCCGCCCGCAGGGAACCCTATGGAAAAGCACTACCAGAAAAAGCCCTGGTATTAACCGCCGCTGTCGATGTTCAGGATGACCGACTTGAATATGAAATCATGGCGTGGGGTGAAGGTGATGAGACGTGGGGCGTTAAATACGATGCTTTAACCGGTGACCCAGGCTTACCTGAACTTTGGGAAAAATTGGAAGACGTCCTATCAATGACATTTAAGCGCCATGACGATGTGGAGTTACACATTCCGATTATGACGATTGACTCTGGTGGTCACTACACTGAACAGGTTTATAACTTCGCCCGTAAGCACAAAGGCAGAGTTTACGCGATTAAGGGAATGGCAGGTGCCGGTAAACCCATAACCGGCAGACCCAGTAAAAACAACAAAGGCAAAGTTCATCTTTACACTGTCGGAACGGACACCGCAAAAGAATTACTTATTTTTTCAATGCTCCGGATTACAAAGACTGGTGCCGGTTACTGTCATTTCCCGGCAGAACCCGAAGCCGGTTATGACGACCGATATTTTGAGATGCTAACGAATGAAAAGTGCATCACGAAGCACAAAGCCGGTGTGCCGTACCGAGCATGGATAGCCAAAGGGCGAAATGAAGCACTGGACTGCCGGGTTTACAACATGGCAGCCAAATCGATATTAAGCCCAAATTACGACCGGATTAAACAAAATCAGGAGCCTAAAAAGCCCGAAAAGAAAGTTAGCCATACGCAAAGAACCAGACCAAAAAACAGAAAAGCTAAATCAAATAACTTCGCTACGAGTTGGAAATGAATGTACCCAGTAAAATAACAAAAGGTGTAACGCTGAAATGGACCGAAAGCTTAACCGATTATCCTGCAAGCACCTGGACGCTCACTTACACATTTATCTCACCTAACGACAAGCAAACAGCCATTGCCGCTGCCGATGGTGATAATTATGAAATAACGCTGGGATTTGGTGATACTGCTTTATTTAATGCTGGTCGTTATGACTGGCAGGCATTTGTTGACGATGGTACAGAGCGTTACTGTGTAGGAAGTGGCACAACTCAAGTCATTGAAGATTTTGCAAGCCAGCCGAACTATGACGGCAGAAGTCAATTACAGCAGATTGTCGATGCCATGGACGCCTATTTACTCGGCAACGCCACAGACGATCAGCAACAAGTTCGATTTAACGACCGAGAAATCCGAAAGTATGACCGTGCGGAATTGTTGCAACTGAGAAACCAGTTAAAACGCGAACTCAAGGCCGAACAAATCGAAAACGAACTGTCTGCCGGTACCGGTAAAACTAAAATCCGCACAAGGTTTCTATGAATCTATTTAAACGCAAGACCCGCACGACAGGCACAGCGATGGTGCCGTTTAATGAGCCTGTGGCAGACTTTCAGTTTAACATCGACATTAAAACCACTCCGGTTAAGCCAAAGCAGCGTGCCTACAATTCAGCGCAAAAAATCAGCTATTTGCAGAACTGGGTGTCAGCACCAACAAAGCCTAACCAAGATATTAAAAACGGCTTGCTTTCATTAAGAGCCAGAAGCCGTGAAGCTGTGCAGAATAACTCATTTGTTCGCCGTTTTCTTGCATTGTGTAAATCAAACATCATCGGTGACCAGGGCTTTCAGTTTCAATCGAAAATCGCATTTCCCGACGGTAAGCCAGACGATGCGGCCAGAAAAACAATCGAGACGGCATGGAAGGACTGGGGACAGTACGGATCGCCTGATGTAACCGGCACAAAGACCCTGCTTCAGATGTGCAATGACTTCATACAGCAGATTTTTATGGATGGTGAGTATCTGGCGATAGAAGTTTACAACAATAACAACCCATACGGCTATCAGTTACAAGTCATCGACCCGATGCAGCTGGACGTGCTTTACAGTGAGAATTTAACCGGTGGACGCTATATCCGCGAAAGCATCGAATATGACCGCCACGGAAAGCCACTGTATTACCACATTCTGACCGATGATAACGCTGACTATTACAACGCCCGAACCGGTAAACATTACCAGAAAATTAAAGCAAATCGGGTTTATCACTGCTTTTTAGCTGACTTCGTTAATCAGCGGCGAGGGGTGCCGATTTTCGCCTGTTCATTGCTTCGATTGGGAATGCTTGATGGTTACACCGAAGCCGAATTAGTGGCCGCCAGATTAGGCGCCACCACCATGGGTGTCTGGTATGACAATGTTGATGGTGTCGGCTATGACGGCGACCAAAAGACAGATGATGGTGATTATGTCGCTGCGGCCAGTCCTGGCGAATTTATCAAAGCACCAAACGGAACTCGATTAGACGTTTTCGACCCAAACCACCCAAACAGCGGCTATTCACAGTTCACCAGTGACTTACTGCGTGAAATTGCATCAGGGTTAAATGTCAGTTATGCCAGCTTATCGAATAACTACTCCGATGCGAACTATTCAAGCCTGAGACAAGCAGCCATTGTTGAACAGGATATGTGGCGTACATTTCAGCGTTGGGCTATTGATCACTTTATTGAACGCCTCTTTAAATCATGGGCCAGCCATTCACTGGCCACCGGCGCAATCACTATAAACGGTCGCAGACCATCATTCGATGAAAACTATTACATGCCGCACAGCTGGCAACCGAAGCGGTGGCAGTGGGTTGACCCTCAAAAAGAAATGAACGCCCACACCAAGGCCATTGATTACTGCATTTCATCACCACAAGAAATCATCCGACAGAAAGGCCGCGACCCTGATGAAGTACTGGATGAAATCCGCAACTGGCAAGAACAGTTAAACACAATGGGAATTAAAACCGGTAGAGATTATGAAAAAGAACCAGAACAACAAGAACCTGATACAGAAGATTAATGAAAACGGCCCAACAAGGGCCTTTTTAATTCAAACAAAGGATATCGACGAAGAACAGCGCACGGTGCCGTTGGCATTCTCAAGCGAAGAACCCTATGAGCGTTGGTTCGGATATGAGATTTTAGACCACTCACCTGACAGTGTCGATTTATCCAGATTAAACAACTCAGCACCGATATTAAGCGATCATGATCATCGCACCCAAATCGGTGTCGTTGTACCCGGTACCGCAAAAGTAGAAAGCGACAAGAAAGGTCGTTTAATGGCGCGGTTCGGTTCGAGCGAAAAAGCGAAACAAGAGTTTCAAGACGTCATTGATGGCATCAGAACCAAAGTCTCGGTGGGTTACCGGGTGTTAGAGATGGTTCTTGATGGCGAAAAAGACGGGATTGAATCTTATCGAGTAACAAAATGGCAACCGCATGAAGTATCGCTTGTAAGTGTGCCCGCTGACGATGGTGTCGGCGTAGGCCGTGATTTTCACAACAAACCAGAGATTAAAACTATGAGTAAAGAAGAAATCAAAGAAGAAAAAGACACGGTTGATGTGGCTGCCGTAGAAACAAGAGCCCGAAAAGAAGCCCAACAGCTGTTTCAGTCGATTTATCAATTCCGCGACAAGATGGCTGAAAAAGGCGTTGATGTTTCCGATTTGGCAAACGAAGCAATCGCCAAAGGCCATTCCTTTAACGACTTCCGTGCTAAAGCCTTAGATAAAGCTTATGCCGGTGAGAAGACTGTCAGCGCGCACTTGGATTTGACCGAGAAAGAAAAGCAGAATTACAGCTTACTGCGGGCATTAAATGCCCAGGCAACCGGCAACTGGAAAGATGCGGGATTTGAACGTGAATGTTCGGTTGAGTTAGCAGAGCGAATCGGCAAAGCACCGAATGGCTTATACATTCCGCTGGATATCCAGATGCGCAGCCAGAATGTAGGTGTACCTGCCGATGGTGGTTACTTGGTTGAAGAGAAGTACCGCCCTGAATCGTTCATAGACATTCTGAATGATAAGTCAGTGCTGGTTAATTTAGGCGCCCGTTCAATGGGTGGGTTAATTGGTGACCAGGCTATACCGAAAAAAGACGGAGCAAGCACAGCTTACTGGGTAGATGAAGCAGGTGATGTGACTGATAGTGATATGTCTTTTGATTTAATCAAGCTGACGCCTAAAACTGTCGGTGGAGCTATTCCAATCACCCGTCGCATGTTGAAACAAGGCTTGCCAGATGTTGAACAGTTAGCAATATCTGACATTGCAGAGCAATTAGCATTAGCCATTGATATTGCCGGATTACAAGGTGCTGCAGGTGGTGATAATCCTGTCGGTATTACCGCAACATCCGGGGTTAATACCGCAACTGTTTCAACGCCAGGACAGCCTACATGGGCAGAAATGGTTGATTTTGAAACTCAGATTGGCACAGATAACGCATTAGATGGTGACTTTAACATAGTGACCACTTCGGGTGTTATTGGCAATTTAAAAACCACTAAGAAAGACACCGGCTCTGGTATTTTCTTAATGGAAAATGGCGAAGTTAATGGCTACCGGGTACACCGTAAAAACTCCCTGACTGCAAACACAATCCTGATGGGTAAATTCAGCGATGTGTTAATCGGTTCATGGGGTGTTTTAGACGTGATGCTTGATGATGCCACTTTGGCTAAATCTGGCGGCACAGTCGTACGGGTATTCCAAGACGTGGATATTCAAGTCCGCCGTCCTGAAAGCTTCTGTAAAAACGCCTAACCGCTGAACAGAATAAAGCCATTTTAAAAAGCCGCCACACCGCGGCTTTTTTCATTTAACCAAACAGGTGAAACATGAGTAAGAAAATCAAAGCGAAAGTATTAAGTGGTTTCGTATTAGAACCAGGTAAAGATGCCACACCCGGCGACACAGTAGAGTTAACTGACCGCGAGTTCAGAAACTACAGCCGTCGCGGTAAAGTCGTCGAAGCAGGTTCAAAAGAAGCCAAAGCCGCTGAAAAAGAATCTAAAAAATGATTGAAACCAGCGTAAGCATTGATTCGTTCCTTGCATTTGCCAAAGACGCCACATTAAATCTATCCACGGTTAAAGCAATTGTGGACAGTAACGTGGAAGTCGTCGGTGAAGATGGCGAGGTGCGCTCAATCGCTTACGCTGTTGTGATGCAAAAGCCCGTTAGCTTCGATAAAGGCGATGTTTTAACAATGGGCGCTAAATCATACGAACTGCAGGACATCATTGTTGATGATGACATACTGATTACAGTATCGGCACTATGATTAAAGTAGATATTTCGAACCTCGAACAGCTGCGAAAGCAGTTTGATCCGGTAAAAGTCGATAAAGCTTTCTGGTCCGCACTTAAACGAACCACAGCAAAGACAAAAACCCAGGTATCAAAAGAGATTCGCAAAATCTACGCAATCAAAGCCGGTGATGTAAACAAGCATGTCCGCTCATACCGAGCGCAAGACAGTTACGTCATTGATTATTCAGGTGCACCCATACCGCTTCATAAATTTAGACCAACAGCCCGAACAGTAACGACCGCCCGAGGCGTCCGAAAGGCCGTCAGCGTTAAAGTGAAAAAAACCAAACGCCGGGGGATTGTAAAAGGTGGTTTCCAGCCGCCAAAATTCGGTGGTCCTATCTTTAAACGAACCGGTAAACCATCGGCTGGTGACCCGAGCCGTGAAGCCATAGCGAAGATGTTTACATTATCTGTACCGCAAATGGTTAACGATTCAGTCGCCGCCAAAACATTCGATTTTATTCAAGACGAAGCAAACGACCAATTTTACCGCGCTTTTAAATTCTTTATAAACCGATGATAACCGACCTTATAGCACACCTCACGTCTGAAACAACTTCATTCGTGACGATAGAGAACGCCCGTGATTTACAGCCCGTAAGCACACAAAGCAATGAGTTGCCAGCTTTGTTCGTGTTTCGGGGTGATTCAACACTACAGCGTTCAAACGCAGATAACCGAATCAGTCAGAGACGTGATCAGGTTATCTCACTTTACCTGGTGTGCAGCCATAACGACGTGGAAGCCCTCGAAAACGAAATTTTCGACGCTTTGCTCGGTTGGCAATATACGGCTGATTATTCATCATTACAAGCAATTAAAAGCGAAGTAATTAGCATCACAGGCCAGACAGTCTGGCATCAATTAGATTTTACAACCTGGAACCAATTACGAGAAACATTATGAAAAACCCAACAAAAGGCGGGCGGTACTACAAAGTTAACGGAAAACTGTTGACTGAAAAAGAGTACAAAGCCCAGCAAAGTCAACCAAAACCAAAAGGTGACAAGAAATGAATTTTAATAACAAAATGATTTTGGCTAAATTACAGCCAACAGTCGATGTCGATCCAACGCCCGATGGTTCTAACGCGGTCGTATCGGAAGATTTAGACTGGACCTATTACGCCGGTAACGATATTACGCGAAATCGTGACCGATCTTATTTCGGCGCCAATTCAACTACTAAAGTCGTGCCACATACAGAGTTTGGCTTTAACGTTGAACTTTCACAAGTTGCCGCGGCTGGTGATGCACCTGCATTCGGGCCACTGTTAAGGGCTTGTGGATTTGCTGAAACGATTGATGCCGGTGTTGATGTTGAGTACACGCCTGTTTCTGATTCATTCGAAATGGTTGCAATCTACTTTATCGATGATGAAGAACAGGAGCAGAAGTCGCTTAACTGTCGGGGTACTTTTAGTATTCAAATGGATGCTGAAACCCTGCCGATGATTCAGTTCAGTGGCTTTATGGGTACCTACAATCGTCCAGTTGCGGCCGGTGCTTACACCATTGACACATCCGCCTGGGAAGATGCAGTACCTGTATCTAAAGGTAACACTGTAACACTTACTGTCGATGGCTATTCCGGTTGTGTAAACAGCTTTAGCGTTGATATCGGTAACACCGTGAACATTCACGACGAACCGAACTGTGCCGGCACAAGCATTAGTGCGCGTGAGGTCACCGGGCAGATTGTCATTAAAGCGCCAACACTGGCCACAAAAGACTTATTCGCAGCGGTAGAAAGCCACTCAGGATCAGTTAACACCGTGGCTATTGCTGTAGAGCATGGTGATGGTACACGGCCTAACCTTAAGATTGATATGGGTCAGGTTCAACTAAACGACATCCAGCGGGCAGACGTACGAGGTGAATTGTATTACACAATCCCATTCACGGCACTGCCCACGGATGCAGGCAATGACGAAATTAAACTAACGTTCTAATTTTGTCAGGGGTGCGATGTGTTGACCGTGCATCACACCCCAGCATTTAAACGGTCATTTTTCTTTTAACGGTTATAGGAACTAAAAATGAGTATATTAAAAGGTCAAAAAAACGAAGTTTGGCAAAATATCACATCGAAAATACCATCAGACGGTAAAGATATTATTGTTAACTACAAAATTAAGTACAAAAAATTAAAACGTACAGAGTATGAGTCCTTTATGGAACGTCATAATGGTAAAAACGGTAATCCAAAATTAGAAGACGGATTACCTGACATGATTCTTGATTGGAAAATGCCGGGGCCAGATGGTGAAGATGTTCCATTCAGTAAGGAAAACTTGATTGATGGTGCATTTGAAGAAAGCTTTTACCTTATGCCAATTTCAGAAGGCTTTATCAATTTACACAATATGGCATATAAGGAGTTTAAAGCAAAAAACTCATAGACGCGGGTTACTTTTGGGCTACCTATAAACCCAAAAAGGCTGATAAAGCCGCCCGCAAGTACATCACGAACCTGCCAAAGCCGTTAGCCGAAGACCCGAAACCTGAAACCTTTGAAATACTCCACCAAAACTGGGAAATATTTGAGTTTTTCCAGATGGTGGCGAATCAATGGCGCCGGTCTGGAATGGGCGAAATAACAGCCCTCGACTATGCTGCTTTGGCGGTTCCCCTTTCATTTTATCCAAAGAAAAAACAGAAAAAACTATTTCACGGCGTGCGCATGATTGAGCGTGGCGTGCTTAAAGGCTTAGATAAAAATGGCGAAAAATTACAAAGCAGCAATACTAATAACCGGTGACAACTCCGGTGGCGTTAAAGCGATCAAAGCAACGCGTCAACAGATTGACGGCTTAAATAAATCGGTCGATAAGTCCGGAAAGTCATTTAAAAGCTACACATCCAGAACCAACGCCAGCACCAAAGCACTAAACAGCCTAAAAGAACAGGCTAAACTGGCCGCCGGTGCCGTTGGTTTAGGGTTATTAGTCAGTAAGGCCGCCAAAGCCGCTGACACAATGACGCAACTTAACGCACGCCTTGAATTAGCCACAGATACAACCGCGCAGTTCCAAGAAGCGCAATCACGACTGATAGAAATCAGCCGAAACACCTACACCGCCATTGACACAAACGTGACTTTATATGCACGTATGTCAATCGCAACCAAAGACCTGGCAATCGACCAGGAAACTTTATTCAGAGCAACAGAATCCCTCCAAAACTCCTTCCGTGCTTACGGCACATCCACAGAAGAGGCCGCATCCGCCACATTACAGCTCACCCAAGCAATGGCCAAAGGCAAATTAGACGGTGATGAGTTCCGTTCTGTGATGGAAAACGCACCACTGGTGATGACCGCACTCACTAAAGAATTAAACATCACTAAAAAAGAACTATTCGAGTTCAGCCGAACCGGCCGCCTACAAGTTGAAGACCTCGTGGCCGCACTGGCAAATTCAGCTGAAGAGTTCGCCGCACAATCCGCAAAAATCCCCCAGACTATCCAAGAAGCATTTACCGGCTTAAATCGTGAGTTTACGCTTATGGTTGGTAATGCTGATGATGCCATCAGTGCCTCTACGCTCATAACCAAATCAATTAATCTGCTGGCTAACAATCTTGAATTATTGGTCACTGGTGTTGGGTTGCGGTTACTGGCTCCCATGATTGCCCAAATCGGCGCAACTACAGCACTGGCAACAAAATCAATCGGTTTATTTGGCACTGGTTTAGTTGCTGTTAACGCTAAAGCTGCACTAACAACCAAAACCATGTCCGGACTAAATAAAGCCATGGCACTGGTTGGTGGCCCTGCTGGTCTGGCTTTACTTGGTGGCTATGCCGCTTGGCAAGGCATAAATGCCCTCATTGATGAACGAAATGAAAAACTGGATAAATTAAGCAAGTTTACTGGAAAGGCCGCCCTGGCAGTAGACAGTTTTAAAGATTCATTATCAGGGAGCGAACAGGAAGCACAGTCATTACGAACCATGGCCAGTGAAATTGAAAACCTTAAAAACAAACTGGCCGAATTAAATAAAGAACAGGCGAAAAACTATGCCGGTGCCGAATTTGGTGCTGGGCGCATGATAGGCGGTGCCGCCACACAAAACACGCAGGATCAGATTGACACATTAAGAAACCAGAAGGATATGCTTGAAGCCATTTCATTTCTGGGGCCTAAGCTAAAGCCAGTATGGGAAGGTATAAATAATATTGCTGATGCCAGGGCTAAATCAGCACAAGCCACCGCCGATGAAAAAGCCACACTCGAACAACAAATTGAATCAGTCGACAAATGGATAGAATCACAGGCCGAACAACTCGTATCACTCCAAAAACAAAACGAATACTTCGGTAAATCATCCGAACAGGTACTACTGCTCGAAGCGGCTAAGCAAAAAGACCTTGATACCAGCGTCAAACAGCAGAAGCGAATTGACACGGTCACCGCTGCAGTAATTAAAGAGACCAAAGCCCTCGAAGACAAAGAAAAGGCACTGGCCGCACAGAATGACGCCATCGAGCTGGCCATGGATTTAACTAAAGAATATGCCACGGATGCTGAACAATTAGCACAAATAGAATCAGCAAGAATCGAATCGATTGACCTGTTAACCGACAATCAAGAGGCGCTTGCTAAAGCTGGTATTGATTTGTCTAAAGTAATAGACAAAGTAAATAAACGAGCCAAAGAGCAAGTGACCGCCGTCAAGGGCGCAAATGACATGTGGGATGAATATTATCAGCTGATGCAAGACCTCGGCATGATTGATGAGGTTGCCTTTGAGTTTACACAAATGGAAATGGTGCTTGAAGAATTGGCCATGTCAGGTCAAATCAGCCAAGCACAATTAGACGCCCTGCGTGAGGCAATGTATCGCTATCGTGAAGCAGCAGAAGCCGGCACACAAGCACAACAACAGTTTAATCAGTCAATCAGGGGCGTAAGTGCTGACGGTGGCTTTACTTCGGACGCCTCATTCAATGACTTAATCAATCAGGGCATGACACTGGGTGATGTCTTATCAGAAGCTGGCCAAGGGTTCAGCCAAGGACTTGAGGGCGGACTTAATTCCATGAACGTCTTATTGCAAGGCGTTGAGACAATCATGGGCGTGTGGGATTCAACGGCCGGACAGGACAGTCTTGGTCGTGTGACTAACACCGCGGCAGATTTAGCCGCCAGCGGTATGTTTGGCCCAATTGCGCAAGCCGTTGGCCAAATAGCACAAACAATTAACTCGCTTACCGGCGGCCGCCTGTTTGGCACATCGTTTGAAACAGAATCACAGCGAACTAACATTGAACTTGGACAGGGTGGCTTTAGTGGCACAAATACCCTGCGAGAAGTCCGTCAGCGTTCATGGTTCCGTGGTCGAGAATGGCAAGAAACTGTCGAAGCCATTGGCTCAGACATGCAGGCATCGCTTGATGCGTTCTACAATGAAATCCTACAAGTACGCCAAGCCGGTGCCGATGCGCTTGGCGTTACATTAAACACGCCAATTGTCACCGGGTCATATGTTGAAGAATATGATGCAGACGGCAACTTAACGCGACAAGGTTCGACATTCAACGGGCGTTTCTTTAATGAAGATTCTCAAGCGTTCCAGATACGTGCCATGGCCGAGAACATTGTTGATTTGCTTGGCAGTGCGTTTGAGCCTATCGAGCGAGAAGTAACCAGACTTGAACCAGTTTATGATGACTATGGCCGATTAATTGGTTCATTCAGCCGAACCATGACAATAATGGTTAATGAAGCCGACCAATTAGCAAACCGATGGCGTCATGACGCACAACTGTTTTTAGATGGTTCGCAAATGCTTCTGGCTGCCGGTGCCGACATATTGGATGGCAATGGATTGTTTGAAAGCCTGACAGCCGTGGCTAACGTCATTCAAGACATGGCGAAGCCGGGTGAAGCCCTGACCGATGCGTATATGCGCGTTCAATCATCAGTATTATTACTTGATGACGCACTTGATGTAATCGGCGCATCATTCGACATGGCCCGGGTTGATTATGTTCGATTTGCTGCAGATATCACAGATGCCGCCGGTGGAATTCAAGAAGCCGCGGGACTTTGGCAAAACTACTTCGAGAACTTCTACTCAGAACCTGAATTAAACGAAATCCGACTCGGACAATCATCTGACTTATTAGCACAGCAAGCCGGTAACCTCGGATTAGATGCCGACATGACCATGGCCGAGTTCAGACAACTGTTTAACGAGCAGATGCCGAACCTAACCGCAGAACAGATAGCACAATGGCTTGAGTTCGCTGAAACCTTAGTTCGTGTGAATGATTTGCAGGAAGAACGCAACGCCGCATTACAAGCCGAACTCGAAGCATTACAGGCTTATAACGACTTTGCAGGCTCAATCACTGATCAGATCGCTGAATTAACCGGAAACGGTGCCAGTGACTTTGAAAACCGCATTGCAGAAATTGATTCTGGCTTACAGTCGAATATTGACAGCCTTTACGAACTGGCCGCCGCCGCTGGATTAGCAGAA